CTCGAATGAAGAAATTGAAAACGTCGGAAACAGGGCCAAGGAGCGCATTAACAAGCTTAAGTATGAGTACCACGAGGAGCGCAGGGCCAAGGAAGCGGCTCAGAGAATGTCTGAAGAGGCTGTTGTCGCAGCCGAAAGACTTCAGAATGAAAACAGGCGGCTCCTTGAATTAATCAATAAGTCCAAGGATGCCATCAATACAGAGGCAACAAAGCGCGCAGATGCGGATATTAGATCTGCGCAGGACGAGTTTAAGCGCGCTCTGGATTCAGATGACAACAGTGCCATTGTCGATGCACAGCAAAAGCTGACCATCGCGCAAATGGCTAGGGCTAGTGCGGAAAACTCTTCAGACCATCTTATTAGAAACTGGCTTCAGGAGTTTGGCCCAGAGGATGTTCCTTCTCCCAAGCAGAATCAGTTTCAGGAGATGGATATTCAGCCTGACCCTAAAGCACTTGTATGGCAGGAAGAGAACCCTTGGTTTGGCCAAGATGAGGAAATGACAAGTTTTGCTTATGGTGTTCACGACAAGATTGTGCGTGGAGGTGTTGACCCACAGTCGGATGAATACTATACATTAATTAACAAGAGAATGCGTGAGGTTTTCCCTTCGCATTTTAATGTTGATACAGATGATCAACATGACAGCAATGTTATTGTTGACACTGCACCTCGCCAAAAGGCGAACCCCGTGGTAGCACCGGCAGGACGCGGTTCAAAGGCTGCTCCACGCAAGATTACCCTGACACAGACCCAGATTAAACTCGCGAAACGTCTGGGACTTTCACCGCAGCAGTACGCTGCGCAACTGCTTAAGGAAAATTCCTGATGGCTACTGATCGCGCACCCAAGGCACCACGCGACCTCGACACTCGCGAACAAAGTGTACGCAATAAGACGTGGGAACCCGCATCTGTGCTCCCGGACCCGGAACCTCAGGATGGATGGGTATTCCGCTGGATTCGCACCTCTATGGTCGGACAGGTGGACAACACCAATGCATCCAAGCGTTTCCGTGAAGGTTGGGAGCCCGTAAGGGCAGAGGATCATCCTGAGCTACAGATTATGAGTGATCATAACTCTGACTGGGGCAAGAAAGGCGCAGTGGAGGTCGGAGGACTTCTGCTGTGCAAGGCCCCTGAAGAGTTGGTCCGTGGCCGTCAGGAGTACTACGCCAAGCGGGCGCAGGATCAGATGCAGGCAGTAGACAACAACTTCATGCGCGAGAGCGATCCTCGGATGCCTGTTTTCGCGCCAGATCGTAAAACCTCGGTTACTTTCGGGGGCGGTGGCTCTCGTTAGTGGCCAAATCCCAATAGGTAATAACTATGGCAAGCACCGCTGCACCGTATGGCGCTCGCCCGATTGGCACCATGAGTGCGTCCGGCTCGTTTTCGAGCAAGACGCGGCTTCTGGAGATTGCCAGCGGGTACAATACCGCCATTTTTAACGGTGATTTTGTGAAGCTGGTTGCCGCTGGAACCGTCGAAAAGGACACGGGGACGACCTCCCTGACGACTTGCGGCGTGTTCCTTGGTTGCCAGTATACTGACCCCAACAGCAAGCAGCTTACGTTTAACACCCAGTGGCCTGCCGGTACGGTGGCTTCGGATGCGAAGGCGTATGTGCTTGATGATCCGTTTGTTCTTCTTCAGATGCAGGCTGATGACACTCTTGCTCTGACCACCCGTGGCCTGAATGCTGCTGTTGTTCAGACCGCTGGTAGCACCGCTATTGGAAAGTCCAAGGTTTCTGTGGACGCCAGCACTGCTGCTACCACCAACACGCTTCCTCTGCGTATCGTTGACTTTGTTGACGGTCCTGACAGTGCTGTTGGGGATGCGTTTACGGATGTCATTGTCAAGTTCAACGCGGCCTCTAGTGGGTCCGCTTCTACGCATCAGTACCTCAACGCCACTGGTGCATAAGGAGATATTGACTAATGGCTATTTCACGCGCACAACTTCTCAAGGAGCTTCTGCCGGGGCTTAATGCTCTGTTCGGTCTTGAGTATGCCCGCTATGAGGCGGAGCATGCCGAGGTCTACGAGTCGGAAAGCTCGGATCGCTCCTTCGAGGAAGAGGTTAAGCTTTCTGGTTTTGGCGCTGCGCCGGTTAAGGCCGAGGGCGCTGGCATTTCGTATGATGCCGCGCAGGAGTCCTTCACTGCCCGCTACAACCATGAGACGATTGCCATGGGCTTTTCGATTACCGAAGAGGCCATGGAGGACAATCTGTATGACTCGCTGTCTGCTCGTTACACCAAGGCGCTTGCTCGTGCCATGGCTCATACGAAGCAGGTCAAGGCGATGGTGCCGCTTAATAGCGGCTTCAGCACCTTCCAGTCTGGCGATGGTGTGACGCTGTTCAGCACGGCTCACCCGCTCGTTAGCGGTGGCACGAACTCGAACCGCCCTGCGACTGGTGTTGACCTCAACGAGACCTCTCTTGAGGCCGCTGTTATTCAGATTGCTAAGTGGACGGACGAGCGTGGTCTTCTGATTGCTGCTCGCCCCCGGAAGCTTATCATTCCGCCGGATCTTCAGTTTGTTGCGACTCGCATCCTTCAGACTGAGCTTCGCCCCGGAACTGCGGACAACGACATCAACGCACTTCGTGTGATGGGTGTTGTGCCCGAGGGTCACGCTGTGAACCACTATCTGACCGATACGGATGCGTGGTTCCTGATGACCGATGTTCCGAACGGCATGAAGCACTTCACTCGCGTTGGCATGGAGACGAGCATGGACGGTGACTTTGACACCGGAAACGTTCGCTACAAGGCCCGTGAGCGTTACAGCTTCGGCGTGTCGGACCCGCTTGGAATCTGGGGTTCGCCCGGAGCGTAAGCGGTAGTTTTATAAAATAGGGTAGGGGTGGCATTGCTGTCGCTCCTACCCTATTTTATTGTTATAGACATCCGGGTAATAAAAACCCTATAGACTGTCCCGGCAGACTTTTACGAAGACTATAGGGTTAATCCTTTCGTAAAGAGGTAATAATGGCTACTACGACTTTTTCGGGCCCGGTTCAGGCTGGTACGGTTAAGGACGGCGCGAGCGCCAATGTTGGTGGTGCTGTTCTGACCCAGACCGATACGTTTAGTTATACGGATACTGGTGCTTTTGCTACCACCATTATTCTTCCGGCCAATGCGCAGATCATCGACCAGCTTGTGGATGTTACTACTGCGTGGAACTCCGTAACTTCTGATGCACTTGAGATTGGAACTTCTGCCGATCCCGATGCGTTTGGCGACGTTGCCAATCTTCAGGCCTCCGGTCGCGCGGTTGTTGATCCCGATGCAACCCAGTGTGCGGCTATCGACGACATTGGTACGTCCGATGTTACCGTCTACCTGAAGATTAATTCGGCTGGTGGAAGCCTGAGTGCGGGTGCTGCGCGTCTGACGATCACGTACCGTCAGAACTAATAAAAGGTAGGTGGGTTACTCGTTTGGGTAGCCCACCTGCCATCACCCCACAATACAGGTAACGCACCATGGCTGATGCAGTAACTACACAAACAATTCAGGATGGTGACCGTCTTGCCATTCTGAAGTTTACCAATATCTCGGATGGCACCGGGGAATCTGGCGTAACCAAGGTAGACGTTTCTACGCTTCAGCCAGAATCCGGCACCGGGAAGGCATGCACCGAAGTTAAGATCCAGCAGATTTTTTACTCTATGGCTGGAATGGGTGTAGATATTCTTTGGGAAGCAACGGCTGATGTTCTTGCTTTTACGGTAACCGATTCCAGTGATGGCCGATTTGACTTTAACGAAATCGGTGCGCTGACCAATACCGCTGGAGCAGGCAAGACTGGTGATGTGGCATTTACTACCGTTGGTGCCACCGCTGGTGATCGCTACACAATTATCCTTGTTCTGGAAAAGAAGTATAGTTAATACACAATAAACTTCTTTTATTGTACATGGCAAAACAAGACGAAATATCTAGCGATATGATCAAGCTTTCTATTAAAGAAAGCATGAAAAATATGCAGACATTTTCAAAGATGCGGTCCATGGGAATCATCCAGACTGGAAGCAAGAGGCCGTGTGGCGTTCAAGAAGGGCAAAAGCTGTCAGAAAAAAAGTTTAGGAATTATTAATGGCTACTTCTGGAACGACCTCATTCAATCTCGATATTTCGGAAATTATTGAGGAAGCATTCGAGAGATGCGGCCTTCAGCTTCGTACTGGATACGACATGAAGACTGCAACCCGGTCGCTCAATTTACTGACGATTGAGTGGGCAAATCGCGGCTTAAACTTTTGGACCGTCGAGCAGGTAAGTACAACACTTACCTCTGGGGTTGGCTCTCTTACGTTGCCCAGCGATACCGTAGACATCATTGAGCACTGGATACGTACCGGAACCGGAACAGATCAGAACGACTTACCGCTATCCCGGTTTAGTGTGTCGCAGTATTCCAACATACCGAACAAAAATATTACTGGTAGGCCGGTTAATATTTATGTTGACAAGCAGAGGGATGCGCCTGTCGCATACCTTTGGCCGGTGCCGGATGAGAACTATACGTTCGTCTACCAGAAGATCAGGCGGATTCAGGATGCTGGAGATACGGCCAACCTAACCACTGACGCTCCATTCAGGTTTTTGCCATGTCTTGTGGCTGGACTTGCTTATTACATCTCAATGAAGTATCCGCAGGCAATGGATAGGGCTGGCATGCTTAAAGCGGAGTATGAATTTCAGTGGGATCTTGCACAGTCTGAAGACAGAGACAGGTCTTCCGTAAGGTTTGTGCCCGGAGGGTACGGATCTATTTATGGCTAAATACGCGAACGGAAAGCATGCATTTGGTTTTTGCGATAGAACTGGATTTCGCTACAAGCTTTCTGACCTGATTCCAGAGTTTCGTGCTGGTATTCCGACCGGGCTTAGAGTCGGAAAAGATGTATGGGATAGCGACCAGCCCCAGAATTTTCTTGGGCGCCTCGGAGATTATTCTGACCCACAGCAAATTAGAAATCCACGACCAGATATTTCTCTTGCAGAAAGCAGGGAGTTATTTGCGTTTAATCCAGTCGGTAATGGTAACAGCGGTGACGCTGGCAACATCGTTGCAAATACTAGCGTTGGCACTGTAGGGGTAACAATAGAATGAATTACGCAGCCCTAAATCAAGCAATTCAAGATTATTGCGAAAACACAGAAACGTCGTTTGTAAATAACATTCCTACGTTTGTTAAGCAGGCAGAGTATCGCATTTACAGAAACGTAAACCTGCCAGCTAATTATACGGTTGCCACGGTTACTACTACTAGCTCCAATAAACTGCTTTCTGCTCCAGCGGATTTTCTTATCCAGTCTGAACTTAAGATTACTTCTGGATCAGATAAGATTCCATTGATCATTAAGGACCAGTCTTTTATTAGGCAGGCATACCCAGACGAATCATCCACTGGACTTCCCAAGTACTACGGATTGTTTGATAACGATTCATTTATTTTGGGACCGACGCCCGATGCTGCGTATAGTGTAGAAGTGTACTACTACAAAATTCCAACAAGCATTGTTACTGCTGGAACTACGTGGCTTGGAGATTATGCTGACGAGGTGCTTTTGTATGGTAGTCTTGTAGAAGCATACACTTACATGAAGGGTGATCAGGACATGCTGGCTCTTTACCAGCAGAGATACAACGAAGCCCTTGTTGCCCTCAAGTTACAGGCGGAGGGCCGTATGACCATTGATGAGTACAGGGATGGTGTTATCAGGACCCCAAGAACACCTAGGGCGTAGGCAATACAATGGCCATTACCCAAACACTTTGCGTTTCATTTAAAGAGGAATTACTTGAAGCAAAGCACAATTTTTCTGCCGCTGGCGGAAGTACGTTCAAGATTGCTTTGTATTCTAGCTCTGCGAACCTAGACGCAACTACAACAGCATATACCGCTACCGGAGAGGTTGTCGGAACCGGATACACCGCGGGCGGAGCCACCCTTACAAACATTAGCCCATCGTCCTCCGGCACCGTCGCCTACGCCGATTTCGCAGATGTATCTTGGGCTGCGGCAAGCTTTACGGCGCGCGGCGCACTTATCTATAACTCAAGTGCCGAAAACAGAGCGGTAATGGTTTTGGATTTTGGACTGGATAGAACTGTAACCGCTGGAACTTTTTCGGTGACCTTCCCGACTGCTGATAGCAACAACGCAATTATTAGGATTTCCTGACGACAATGGCTACATACGTAAATAATCTTCGGCTTACTGAAATTGGTGATGGTGAGCAAAGCGGCACTTGGGGTGTCACCACCAATACCAATCTTGAGCTAATTGGTCAGGCGCTTGGGTACGGAGCGGCTACGTGTTTCCCTACCGATGGCAATGATTCATGTGAAGTATCTGATGGAGTGTCGGATACCAAGCGTTGCTTTTATCTCAAGGTATCATCTACGGCTACGCTTACTGCAACAAGAGAATTGATTCTTGTAGGCAGTGGTGCCTCCGGTAACACGATGTCTCGTGTTCAGATTATTGAGAATGCTACCACTGGTGGTCAGTCAATTAAGGTAGTTCAGGTTGCCTCCGGGACCGGAGTAACCATTCCTAGTGGCGAAGCCAAGATGGTGTACTTGAACGGCGCTGGTGGTTCGGCAGCGGTCTACGATGCCTTAGCGCTTATTCAGTCTAACGTTACCAAGACCGGGACCGGTACATATGTCAGCCTAGCTGATGATGTAATTACTGTAGACTTGGTGGATATCAGCGATAACACCAATGACATCACTGGTCGCCTGAATGTAGCAAACCAGCCCCTGCATATTTACGCAGGCGTACAGTCCCTTGGAACCACTAATGGAAATACTATTTCATTGAACTGGGCCAACGGCAATGTTGCTACTGTTCAGAATGATGGAAACACCAGCACGACATGGTCCACCCCATCGAACCCAGTTACTGGTGGAAACTATGTAATTATGATGGAAGCTATTTCTGGTGCGGTAACGTCGTTTACGTGGCCAAGTGAGTTTAAGTGGCGCAACAATGCCCCGCCCACCCTTACAACCACTACAAACTATTCAGACGTTATTACGTTGATTTACGATGGGTCCCAGTATCTTGCATCGTACACAATTGGACACCCGACTACGTAAATGACTTTTGTTAGTGCGTATCACGGAGCTACCTCTTCTGGTCCATTTGTAGGATACATAAGGCCAGATAGTGACGTTCAGTCCAGTGACTGGGCTCCGACTCCGCTATGGCAAGAAATAGATGACAATAGCGATTTAACATTTGTTTATAGCTCGTCATCTACAGAGGTTTGGCCATCGTACAATACTTACGACTTTGAGTGTGGTCTTAGCAGCCCAACCACTTACCCAGATGTTGGCGCAACCCAAGGAATGATCCTTCGGGTAAGGCTGTCGGTAGATGAGGGGAATTTACCGGGCACCCTAGGGGGATGTGATTTTACCTACTCCCTGAAGCAGGGCACTAGCACAATTGCTTCAAACACTTATTCTGCTAGTACCTTAGCTACCCCAGTTACCTCGCAGTACACACTTAGCGCTTCTGAAGTAAATTCAATTACTAATCACAATGACTTGCGTGTTTTTGTAACCGTTAATATTGGCCATGCTAGCGGAGACCCAGATCTTCAGGCACAGTGTCATTGGGCGGAAGTACAGTACTATGCAAGGTAACATAAATAAGATGTAATACAAAAATGAGCCTTGAGGAATTTTTAAAAATTCTCCCAGCATTACTTGCTGGTGCTGCTTCTTGGGGTGGTGTAAGGCAGGCGCTGAACGGCACTAAAGAAAAATTGGATACGCTTGGCAAGGTTTTGGATCGAGTATCTGAAAGAGTAGATATTCATGCTGAGAAAATTGCCAAGCTTGAAGTAGAGAAGAATCACCTCAAGGATGCTATTCGTAGCGTAGAGAAACGTACTGGGGGGATGTAAAACTATGGCTATTGATTACCGTGGCGAAAAGTTTGCTGGTTACAACAAGCCAAAGCGAACGCCCAAGCATCCCAAAAAGTCACATGCTGTTCTTGCAAAAGAGGGCAGCAGTGTCAAGCTGATTCGATTTGGACAGCAGGGTGTAAGTGGTAGCCCAAAAAAGGAAGGAGAGTCTTCATCCTACCGAAAGCGCCGTGAGTCTTTTAAGGCGCGACATGCAAAGAATATTTCCAAAGGCAAAATGTCTGCCGCGTATTGGGCAGACAAGGTGAAATGGTGAAATGGCTGAAGTTTCTTCTATTTCCAGAGTAGGAAAGACCGAACCCTTTTTCCTACAGGTAGCACGAGGACAAGTTGCTTACCACAAAACCATTTTTAAATTTGGTTTTAATCCAGACATTGATGACCAAATTGAAACCGTGTGGTCGCATGGCGGATTGTACAGTTACTTATCAAATGCAGCCCAGCTATCTATTTCATCTTCTTCTGCCAACGATACGTCAAATGGTACAGGGGCAAGAACTGTTAGCATATTTGGCCTTGATGCTAATTATAATGAAATAGACGAAGACATTACCCTAAGTGGCCAAACCGCCGTAACTAGCACAAAGTCATACTTACGTATATTTCGAATCACTGTAAGATCTGCCGGATCGGGCGGAGCCAATGCGGGTGTAATCTATGCCGGTACTGGAACCGTAACTGCGGGCGTTCCAGCAAATGTATACGCAACCGTTGAGATCGGTGACAATCAGACATCAATGTGTTTATGGACGGTGCCTGCGGGTTACACGGCTTTTCTGGTCGGCACCGATGTAACCGTAGCGACAACCCAAAGCAATAAATATTGCAAGGTGTCATTAGTAGCTAGGCCGTTTGGCGAAGTGTTTCAGGTTAAGGATCGGTTTTTAAGATCCGAGGGCGTTCTGTCTGTTCGTTATGTTACTCCGTTTAGATTTAATGAAAAAACAGATATTGAGTATCGTGGTATTGGAGACAGTGCTTCTGCCGATATTGGTATGTCTGCTGGTCTTGATTTGATCTATATCAAAAATGATCCCCTCGTATAATAATGCAGTTTATTAAAATCGAACCACGACCCGGAGTATATACTGACGGGACCGACTACACTGCCGAGGGAACTTGGTATGATGTAGACAAGGTTCGGTTTCGTAAGGGTTTTGCGGAAAAACTTCGTGGTTGGACCAAGTTTATTAACGATAGTTTTATTGGCAGTTGCAGAAAGATTCACAACTGGGCAGTAAACTCGGGCAGTACGTATCTTGCGGTAGGCACACACCTAAAGCTGTACCAAACGGATTCTACGGGGACTACTGGATCTTACGTAGACATTACTCCTATTCGTGTAAATACTAATCTTACACAAATAGACACGCTTTCAGGATCAAGTTTAATCGTAGTTACTGATACCGCTCACGGTGCAAGCGCGGGGGACTACGTCACCTTTTCGGGTGTTAGCGGCGACTTAGGTGGCATTACCGCCGCCACTCTTACTGGGGAACACAAGATCTCTGGCCTCGGAGACATTGATGGTGCCAACCCAGCAAACAAGTACACGATCCAGCTTGACGGAATCACGGCTTCGTCTACCGCGAGTGGACTGAGCGGCACAGATGCAGCGTATCAAATATCTATTGGGTCCGACGAGTTTTTTGAGAGCACCGGGTGGGGCTATTCAACTTGGGGTAGCGGTCCGTGGGGAGGCGGAATTGGTATTAACTCCCCGGAAGACTCGCTTAGGCAGTGGTCGCTTGATAACTATGGCGACGATCTTTTAGCTACTATTCGCTTTGGTGGTATTTATTACTGGGACCAGAGTGTTGGTGGTAGAGCAAAAGTGCTTAATGACCTTACGAGAAGGGTGTCCATACTCTCTGGGACAGCAGCGTCAGGCCTTAGTCAGAGCGGCACCACGGTTACCGTAAATGACAATGGACATGGGGCATCGGAAGGTGACACGGTTACAGTAGGTGAGGTGCCCGATGGACAGGGAGCTGACGGAGCTAATGGTGTGTTTGTTGTTGCCTCAGTCCCTACATTAAATCAATTCACATATACCGCATCTGGTTCTGGATCAGCAACTAACTTAACTGCAGAAATTACATATAGTGCTGGTACTAAGTACTGCCCGACATCAGCCCTTACGGCTCTTACATCGGAGCGAGCCAAACATGTAATTGCGTTTGGCTGCAACCGGATCGGTCAGAGCGAAATTGATCGCACGTTGGTGCGATGGTCTTCTGCAGAAAATCCTGCTGAGTGGCAGCCACTAACCACAAACAGTGCTGGCGGTCAAGACCTTTCTTCTGGCTCTAAAATTATTGGTGCCCTTAAGACGAGAAACGAAACAGTAATCTGGACCGATGTTGGTCTCGTTAGCATGAGATACATTGGCTCGCCATTTTACTTTTCGTTTACCGACGTTGGTAACGGCATGTCCATGATTTCTCCAAATGCGGCAGCAAATGCCGATGGAGTAGTTTATTTCATGGATCGTGGAGCGTTTTACCGCTACTCAGGTGCCGTTCAAAGATTACGCTGTCCTGTACTTGGGACCGTATTTGACAACTTTAATTACAGTCAATCGTTTAAAGTTGCATGCGGAACCAACTTAGATTACTCAGAGGTTGTATGGTTTTACCCATCTGAGAATTCTACTGAAAATGACAGGTATGTAATTTACAATTACGATGAAGATGTCTGGTATTACGGAACGATGTCGCGCGGTACTTGGGATAATGCAACTCTTCGCACATATCCTCAGGCGGTTTCGTTAAATAAGATTTTGCCATCTGAGTTTTCCGCAAATCCAATTAGCACCACCAACGGCTCTGGAAGCATTACGGTTGCATTGCCAACCGGACACGGCATGCCAGCAAGTGTAACCGTTGTAATGAATGATTTTTCTGATGCTGGAAACATTACATCAGAAATGATTAACACACAGCATGAAGCAACTGTTAGCGGAAACACCCTGACGATTGACATTGGAACCTTAGCCAGCAGCACAACTACGGGTGGTGGCTCTAACGGAACCCTGTGGTGGAACAACTACACCTACAATCATGAAGATGGATGGGATGCTGATGGCGACCCGATAACATCTTACATTGAAACAGGTGATTTTGATCTGGGCGATGGCGACAAGTATATGTTTCTGGGAAAGATTGTGCCCGACCTAAAGTTCTTGGGCGATGGCACCCCAACCGTAAACATCAAGCTAAACGGCAAAGACTTCCCGCTTTCGTCGCAGACCCAATTAAGCAATTCGTCATTTACCACAAACTCAACTCAAGGCTACATCAGGGGTCGCGCAAGACAAGTCAGCATGCGCGTAGAAAGCAGTGGCGATGACTACGGCTGGCGTCTTGGTTATGTGCGACTCTGGGTGAGGCCGGATGGTGAAAGGTAGTCATGGCAGCTAAAACCTATTTGCCACTTCCAACAGCGCCATTTGTATACGATTCTGTTTCGGAACAGATTTTTCGTAATACTGCGCAGAAAAACTTTCAAGATGTCGCCAACGATATTACGAATGTAGGACTGCACACGCAGAGAGATGCGTCTCTTTCGCTTAGAAAATTTATTTTTCTTGGCAGTTCTAGTTCGACGCCATCGAAAGGAATGTTTTCGACCATCACGGTCGGCGGGACAACAACCATCGCATCTATTCTAGATGAGGATGATTTTGCTTCCGACTCACCGACCGCGCTTGCAACTCAGCAGTCCATTAAGGCTTACGTTGATGGAGTATCAACGTCACTGTCCCTTGAAGATCTTACTGACGTTACGATCACAAGCGTTCAAGACAAGCAGAGTCTTGTTTGGGATTCTACGTCGAGTGAGTGGGTAAACAGTTTTCTTGCTATTGATGAGTTGTCAGATGTTACCATTACTTCGGTAACAAATAATCAGGTACTGTCTTGGGATAGTAGCACAACCAAGTGGGTCAACAAAGATGTTTCTGTCCTTGGTGTATCAAGCGTTACCGCTGGTAGCGGACTTACTGGGGGCGGGACAGGAGCGGTTACGCTTAATGTTGGTGCGGGTGAAGGAATTTCTGTCGATACGGTTTCAGTTAACCTCGACATTGTTGGCCTTACTCTTACAAATAATGCTACCCCGGTAACAATCGACAAGACAATAGACAATCTTGTCTTTTACCATGATGACGACTCAACCCATTATCGCATTCAGTTCGACGATGTCCCGGTTACAAGCTTTAATAACGATGCTGGTTATCTGACATTTGCAATTACAACTGCTGGTCTAGGGTTGGAGAATAATGCCGGACAAAGCACCACTATTAATATTGATTATTCCGGTACAAACAATTTTATCCTTAGTGCAACAGAAGCTCTCGGGTCACAAATATCAACATCCGATAGAATTGCATATGTAGACTATGATGACAATAACATTGTAAAGTACGGTGATGTTGCAAGCTTACCGTTTGGTGACATTACTGATGTTATTGCTGGTGATGGAATTTCAGTCGCCCAATCCGGGGGACCACAACCAGTTGTATCACTAAATATTGCCGACTTAACGCTTACAAATAATGCTACGCCAGTAACAATTGATAAAACTGTAGACAATCTGGTTTTTTATCACGACTTTGATTCTACACAATATAGAATCCAGTTTGATGATGTTCCCGTTTCTAGTTTTAATAATGATGCTGGCTATTTAACATTTGCAATTACAACCGCTGGCTTGGGATTAGAAAACAATGCCGGACAAAGCAGTACTATTAATATTGATTATTCCGGTACAGACAATTTTATCCTTAGCGCAACAGATGCACTTGGTTCGCAAATATCAACATCCGATAGAATTGTATATGTAGACTACGATGATAATGTCGTAAAGTACGGTGACGTTGCGAGCCTGCCGTTTGGAGACATTACGGATGTTATTGCTGGTGACGGCATCTCTGTTGCCCAGTCCGGCGGCCCACAACCTGTTGTGTCGTTGGATATTGCTGATCTGACACTAACAAATAATGTCACACCTGTAACAATTGATAAAACTGTAGATAATCTGGTTTTTTACCACGATAGCAATTCTACACAGTATAGGATTCAGTTTGATGATGTTCCTGTTTCTAGCTTTAATAATGACGCTGGATACTTAACATTTGCGATTACTACTGCTGGTTTAGGGTTAGAAAACAATGCCGGACAAAGTACCACTATTAATATTGATTATTCCGGTACAGACAATTTTATACTTAGCGCAACGGATGCTCTTGGTTCACAGATATCAACATCTGATAGAATTGTTTATGTAGATTACGACGATAATATCGTAAAGTATGGTGATGTTGCGAGCTTGCCATTTGGTGACATTACGGATGTCATTGCTGGTGACGGCATTTCCGTTGCTCAGTCTGGTGGCCCACAACCCGTTGTGTCGCTGAACATTGCTGATCTGACACTTACAAACAATACCATACCTGTAACAATTGATAAGACAATAGACAATCTTGTCTTTTACCATGATAATGATTCCACACAATATAGAATCCAGTTTGACGATGTTCCTGTTTCTAGCTTTAATAATGACGCTGGATACTTAACATTTGCGATTACTACAGCAGGGCTTGGATTAGAAAATAGTGGTGGTGCAAGCACGACCATAAATATTGATTATGCTGGTGTAGATAACTACATATTATCTGCAACGGATTTACGAGCCAGCGCAATTGCATCAACCGACATGATTGCCTATGTCGATTATGATGACAACAATGTTAAATATGGCAACGTCTCCGATTTACCGTTTTTAACTGCTGCTGTAACTCAAATTGTAAATGGCACAAATGGTGGAATTTCGGTAGCAAATGCAACCGGCCCGACCACCACGTTAGCTATTGATATTTCAAATCTTGATCTTGTTTCTGGAACCGCAGTAGGCACTCTAGACTCTCTGCCGTTCCATGACGATGGCGTTGGTACAAAGCGTGTATTGTTTGGCAATGTGCCACTTAGCGCGTTTAATAACGACCTTACGTTAATTAGCGCTGTTAATGCGGGCACCGGTATTGCGGTCACTAGCTTCGGTACACAACGCACGGTTGCTATTGATTACGATGCCTCGAATCTCATCACTGACGCGACCGACGCTGTATCGGTTGCCTCGGGTGACTGGATTCTGCTCGCGGACGCGGACGCAACCCCGGCTAATGGATTGCGAAAGGCGCAGGTCTCGACTTGGCCGTATAAGGGCACCGTGACCAGTGTGGCTGGTGGGCTCGGCCTCACGGCCACCGGCTCCGACGCCGTCACGCTCAACGTGGGAGAGGGCGACGGCATCCTCGTGGGCGCCGACACCGTGGGTCTGGACTTCAGTGCTGGCGGGCTGTCTTCAGCCACGGCTGCGGCTGGTGACTATTTCGCGTTTTGGGACTCCGACGCCTCCGCGATGCGGAACTCGCTGGCGAGCAGCATCAACCTGTCGATCTTTCAGAACACGACCCTCCTCGCGGGCGTCAGCGCAGGGACCGGCATTGCCGTAACCGGGACCGGCACGTCCCGGACAATCGCCATCGATTACGATGCGTCCAACCTCATCACGGACGCGACCGATGCCGTGAGTGTGGCATCTGGCGATTGGATTCTGATCGCAGACGCTGATGCGACCCCGGCCCTCGGGCTCCGCAAGGCGCAGGTCTCGACTTGGCCGTATAAGGGCACCGTCACATCGGTCACGGCTGGCCTTGGCCTTACATCGACCGGGTCTGATGCAATCACGCTCAATGTCGGAGAGGGCGCGGGCATCTTGGTCGATGCTAATGATGTCTCGCTCGACTTCAGTGCTGGCGGGCTGTCTTCAGCTACGGCGGCTAGCGGGGACTTCTTCGCGTTCTATGATGTCGACGCGCCCGGGATGCGGAATTCAAGCGCGGGCACGATCCCGCTTTCCATTTTTTCCGATGATCTTGGATATAAGAACGTTCAGGGCGGAGCCGGAATCACAGTTACATCTGGCCCTACTTACAACACAATCTCGGTAAACGGTGCGAGCGGTGGGTCCGGTTTCTTCCAGACCTCATGGGATCACACCACGGTTCCGATCTCTGACGACGCGATGGTCTTTGGCGATGGTGGGCTGACGGGTACAGCGTCAACCGTGCTGTTTTCGGCTGTCCCTGTAGGCATCTTTCAGAACGACGGCACCTATGCGCTTAACTCGGCACTCACCAGTCACGTTAACAACACCAGCAACCCGCACTCAGTAACCAAGTCTCAGGTCGGCCTCGGCAATGTCGAAAACACCGCGCTCTCCGGATGGGCGGGTTCGACTAGCATCACTACGCTCGGGACGATTCAGACGGGCACAGTCCCGGCGGCGAATGTCGGAGCTGGGCAGTTCAGCGGGGCGTTCACGATTGCAGGAGCGTTTGCGCCGAGTGCTAATAACCAATACGCGCTGGGTGCATCCGGTGCCGCGTGGGTTAAAGTCTTTACCTACGACCTCGACGTCGCGAACAACACCATCTTCGGTGGCAACCTTACGGTCGGGAATACTTCTGGCGACCTCTTTAT